GGGATTCTGATTCAAAGTAAACAACTCCACCATCTGGGTTTGCATCTAGAAAATGTTTACACATTCCCATAAGAAAAAATGTTTTACCAGTGGCAGATTCACCTGCTAGTGCTGTAATTTTATTTTGTGGAAGTCCACCATAAAGTGAACCACTTAACATACCATTTAAAATATATGAACCTGTGTCAATAAAATTATCAACATCACCAGATTCAAGTCCGTCTTCAACTAAGTTTGCATATTCATTACCAGTTGTTTTTATGATTTCTTTTAAGAAATCATTCGCTTCAGTTCCCATAATTACTCCTATCTATTTAATATTTGTGGTCTATAGATTGTATAGTTTTCTATTAAGTCTGATGGTATACATTGAAGTTTAAGACCTGGTAAGTCTCTCAACTCATTGTATATTTCATTTTTTGCTATTTCACAATTTTGTTGATCAACGTACAAAAATTTAGATGCTATATTGTGGCACTTCTCAGCACCAGGCAAACCCAAACATAGAAAACCAATTAAAAATACTACTGTATTCATTTGACTGCTATTGCTCCTAAAAAATTATGATTACGCCAAAACACTTGAATATTTTTAAAACCTGCCGTTGTCAAGAAATCGTTTATTTCTGGCCAAGTGTTTGGTTTCAACATGTGTCGTAATGTTTTTTCTTTATCTAAAATGTCACTATCCTCGAAATATTTTCTTTTATAATCGTAATACATAAAAGTTATCATATCTTGAATATGTGCATTTTGTGAATAGACTTTTTCTGCAAAGACAAATGCGCCACCAGGTATTAAACTATCGTAGATGTTTTTTATTAATCGTTCTCTGTCGTGTTTTGGCATGAATTGTAAAGTAAATATAGATGTAATAAATGAATAATTTCTATATTTTAAACTCATTTCTCTAACATCTTTATCATGAAAGACAGTAAAAGATCTTAAAGAGTCTTCTTCTTTGTCAATTAAAGACCAAAGTTCTTCTTGTCTTTTGTAAAGGTCTTCTTGAAAACCTTTTGCATATTCAACGCCCTCGTATGAGACACGATTTTTATGTTTGTAATTTTCTAATAATATTCTTTTTGTTAACTTACCTGTTGAACAACCGATGTCTAACACTGTTGATTTATCCTCAACAAAATACTTAGAAAATGATACAACATCATCTAATAAATCTTTATAACCTCTGATTGATTTGTCAATATGATTGTCAAATCCCTCTTCTCTGTGTGCAAATGTAAAATCATTCATTATTATATATTCCTTAAAACTTTTTCATACATGGAACTAGCAAGTGCTTTCATCATTATTGATGGCACCATTCTTCCACATCTCTCTGATTTCTGAGCCCACTTACCTGTCAACTTAAAATCATCTGGTAATGATGTGACTCTTTTTAATTCACCTAAAGTAAACTTTCTATCTTCTTCCCAATGACAAACTCCAGCAGTCTTTTCAGTTGCACCCATAGCAGTGATTGTAGGTGAAGGTTGAAACTGTGATGCAATCTTTAAATTAAAATGCCAACCTTTTGGATGATAGTCTGTGCCTGTGATAACTTTCTCTGGGTTACGTGGCATAAGAACACAAGTTTGTTTATAGTATGCTGTGTCTTTCCACATTCTTGTTAACATCTCAACTTCTTCTTTATCATATTCTAAACCATCAAACGCACCTTGTAAAGTAGTTATTGTTTTATTTTCTTGTGGAAATATAGATGATAATGTCATAAAATTTAAACCTACTTGATCCATAATATCATCTCTAACTGCCATAAAGAAAACTCTTCGTCTTCTTTGTGGAACTCCAAACTGTGAACAGTCATGTACTTTTGCAACTACTTGATATCCAATATCTTCAAATGTATTTTGTATTTTATTGAAATATTGTTTTGCCTCTCCAACTGTAAGACCTTCAACATTTTCTGCAATGATAGTCTTTGGTCTAATCTTATCTGCAACTCTTAAAAACTCAAAGAACAAATCTTCAATGTTTGTGACTATCTTTCCGTCTGAATAAGATTTTGTTTTACCAAATCCGTCACTGTGAACTGTTCCTTCTCTTGCCAATGTTCCACACATACTAAACGCTGAACATGGTGGTGATCCGTCTAATAATTCAAGTTCACCCTCTTTTATGTTTGCAATTTCTAAAAAATCTTTTCCGTCTAGTTCTTTTATGTCACCGTCAAGAATGGGTGTATTTGGATAATTGTCTTTGTAAGTATTTCTTGCTTCTTCGACAAACTCGTTTATTGCAAGTATCTTTCCACCTGCAAGACGATAACCTGTTGAACTTCCACCACCACCTGCAAAAGTAGAGATAACACGAAACTTTTCTTGTGCCTCTCCGTCTAATACGTCTTTGATTAAGTAAGGTTTATATTTCATATAAAATTTTCCAAAGTGCCTTTATTCTGTGCAATAATTGACCAGTCACGACACACATCCATAATTCTTTTTCTATTATATAGGTTTATCTCTCTGTTGTCAAGAAGTTTCTCAAATATACTTGGTATCTCTGCGACAAGTTGTAAGTTTAAGTGTTTTTTTAATTTAAGATTATCAAACTCATGATAATGTTGTCTAATTAGATGTTTTTCATATGGTTTGTTTATTTGATCCCAATCAAACTGTATGAAATAATTAAAAACTTCTTTGTTTAGATATGGTGCGATTAATATTTTATTATGTTCTTTACTTAACATCTCTAATTGTCTAACACCTGCTGGATTATCAGATGAGAAATAATCAGTTCTAAACTTATCGAACTTTTCTTTTGTGTGTTTAAAATGTATCATTGCCTTTTTACTCAGACCATAATGTCCGTCTGCGGCAACACCAGATATAATAACTTTCTCTTTTATCTTAGGATACATGTACATGAAAGGCCAAGTACATTCGAACTGAACTTTCTTTTTACAATTATAATTGTGTGCCAACTTTTTAAAGTCATTGACTAAATTTTCAGTTGGCACTTCAATACTTGTAAAATTAAATCCAAACTTTTCACATACCTCTTGTGCTTTCAAAGAATCATAAGTAGGTTTGTCTTTTATGTGAAAAGAGTATCCATGTACCTTTAAACCGAGACGGTTAGAAGTAAATAGGCAAGTGTTGCTGTCAACGCCGCCAGATAAGAGAATAGCAACTTCATTTTCATTTTGTGACTCCTTTGTTATTATTGTTTCTAGTAAATTGTGTATCATGCAAAAAAATCTTCTAGTGTTCCTTGTGTTCCGTAAGTTCTATCAACAAACCAACCTATCTTTTCAATAATAAAATTAAGTGGTTCAATAAATGATTTCTCAAATTGTAATTCATAATCAACTTTAAAATTAAGTTGTTTTGGAAGTGTTGTAATAAATGATATTGCTGAAGACTGATAAATGTTAGGTAGTTTTAAATATAAAAATTTAATCTTATCACCCTCTTGTATTAAAGGATAGTATCTGTTTAATTTATTCTTCTTTACAAGATGATTATATAATATTCCACCTTTGACATGTATCGGAGCACCTTTCTTAAATAAAGTATGTGTCTCAGACCATTTTGTTAAACCATTAACACTTCTAGGGTACGCAATCTCTTCAGGTTGCAATGTTAGAAACTCATCACGAAAGTTTTGTATAAATGTATTTAATTCTTTTTCGTTACCAGACATCATAATCTTTAGTGCCTCTTTAATTTTCTTACGACAAGGTGCAGGTGTAGATGACTTAACTGCTTCTATCCCCATAATTTTTAGTGTGGGTTCTTTGTATCTTACACCTTCTATATCGTGTGCATTTAGAATATATCTTTTCTTTGCAGTCCAAATACCTTTATCAGCAATAACTTCTCTTTTCATTTGCATCTTTTGTTCGTATGCATTTAGATACTCTGCAAGTTCTTGATATGACTTATCAATAAATGGTTCAATCTTTTCTTTAGCAATCTTGTCTAAAAAATCAACAGGTTTATTTGGTTTTAATTTATTAATCAATGCATCAAATGTAATGTAAACAGAATCAGTATCAGATGCAATTACATAATCTTTATCTTTAGTCTTTAAAAGATTATTCATATATTGATTTATCTTTTTTTCAATCCAACGAATAGATAACTGACCTGAAGTGGTTATGGCTTCTGCCATAGTATGAGAATAATATCTAAACCAATTATTACCAATGGCACCATATGCTGAGTTGAGTGCAATCTTTTTTGCCATTTGAATATTATTAAAAGTAGATATTTGTTTTTCATATTTACTATCTTTAGTATTTTCTAGATTTTGTTTTGCGTCTAACATTGCCCGTTTGAATTTTACTCTGTCATCATACATTTTCTGCATCATCTCTGGTAAGAAACCTTTTTTATCAGTTCTAAACAAAGCACCATTAGGTGTCATCGTTGTATTTTTTAAAATAGATGTATCTATTTTTTTATCTAATAGTTTATCAACGGACATATTAGGAACTGTCTTTTCACTTTTCATTGTCTCAGGTGAAATATTATACTGCATAATTAAATGTGGATACAATGAATTTAAATCAAATGAAAGAACCCACTCATGCATACCTGTTTGTGGATCTTTTACATATGCACCTTCATACTTTTCAGATTTTTCTTTATCTTGTTTTTGTGGAACGACTATACCCTTATCCATTAAATAATTGTGTATAAGAATATCCCAATACTTAACAGAACCTAAAACATCTGTATAATTAACTTTGGCTTCGTATGCCATAGTCAAACACAGATCAATGAGTTTCATTTTCTCTTCTAGTTTATCGACAATCTCAACGTCTGTTATATTGTAATCAATAAATGATTGAAAGTCATTTGTATACCAATCTCTAAATGTATCATACGGATTTCCGTCTTTTCTTTCGCCAAGTTCTACATATGCAATATGATCTAAACGATATGATTCTTGATTTGTATATGTAAACTTTCTATACAAATCATAATAATCTAAAGCAGCGATACCTTGTATATCATAAACTTGATGACTGCGACCCATTGAGTAAATTGATTTAGATGATACTGAACCCCATGGTGAAAGTTTTTTTAGATCATCTTCACCACAAAGTTTTTTTATACGATTACAAAGATAGGGTATGTCAAAAAATTCTGTATTCCAACCTGTAATAACATCTGGTTGATTCATTTGCCAAAATTTTAAAAACTCATAAATTAATTCTTTTTCATTATCGCACTTAACATATGCAACGTCATTTCTATGTGTCTTGTATTCACCTACACCCCAAACGAATATTTGTTTATTGGAGTGATTTTTTATTGTAATAGAAAGTAAAGGTTCAATCGCATCTTGTGGATTAGGAAAACCATTTTCACATGCAACCTCAATATCAATAGTTGCAATAAGTATTTCTTCAAGTGACCAATCTAAATTAGGATAGTTTTCATACAAAAAAGAATATGCGTATTGTGTATTACCATACAAAAGATGTGGTTGTTGTTTATATTGTTCAACCCACTCTTTTGCGTCTTTCATTGTTTGATGTTTTATGGGTGTAACATATTTACCTTCAAGTGTTTTGAAGTGAGTCTCACGCATCACTGGGCAATAAAGTGTCGGCGAATATTTTACTTTTCGATTTACTCTTTTGCCATCAATGACTTCTCGTAATAATAAATTGTTTCCCCATTGAGAAACATTAGTATAAAACCTCATGCAGTTATTATACCATAATTATGAAAAATAGTCAACTAATTTTCCTTCTCTTGCTAAATCTACTGAACAACAATGAGCACCACCAGACCAAAGAAAGTTCCAACGATTAACCCAAGGTATCATTTCAATATTATATTTTTTTAATTTATTTGCTAATTCTTTATCATAACCAGATGTGATCACTGTATTTTCGTCTAGTGATAAACAGTTAGCATCAAATCTTGTTTCTTGCGATACTCCAAGCAAATGGTGCCATGGATAATTTTTAACACCTTTTTCCTCACATAGTTCCTTTATTTGTTTACCAGAGTATATTGCTTTGTTTTCAATTAATATTACATCCCAATCTTTCATGATGTCGGGTATGTGATTTTTATTCCATGCCAATACTAACCCTGGTCTTAATATAGAAATCTTTCCGTCAACATGACCATATGCATTCATCTCTACAAATTGATGCTGTGGAAACTCTTTTTTCCACCATTCTCTACCATTATTAGTCATACTAATTTGAGAATGTTGATTAACTAATTTTGTTTTTGGATTTGAATGAGTATGAAAAATATGTTTTCCACACTTCATAAAAGCAGCAGTATCACCAATTATCTGTCCTTGATTATCATAAGATTGAATCTCTTTGTTTGATATATCATTTTTTACATCAACATCATCTACTATATCTGTAGGGTTTCTTTCATAAATTGGAAATGGCATAGATATATATCTTGCCCCCTTTTCAAATTCATCTATGAGTATGTTTCTACAATTTAGATTTTCATACATCCTATCCCATGATGAAGTATATACTTCAAAAACAGTATTACCTATTTTTCCAATAGTATCTCTTACCTGCATAGGATGACTCCACTCGGTTTCTATTGGATATATTACATCTGGTCTGACTACATAAGTTCCAAACTGTTTACATAGATCAGCAAGAACATCTAAATCCTCATTAGTCTCATCATGTATTCTTTTTAAACCTGCAAAATTACCCTCAACTAAGTCAAATAATCCCTCAGTTGTAGTCCTATTACCGTCGTATTCTATGTTTGAAAAGTGTTTATGTCTATCAGATATTGTTTTATCATAATTAAATAATAGTTTGTTTTTATAGTCTTTATTAAAATTACTTAAATCAAATGAACGACCAATAATTACTTTTTGTAATTGTGTCCACTCATCATATACTGTTCTCATCTTTAGTCTTTCCAATATTATATTTTGTTTCTAAAGTCCATTCAGACTTTTCTTTGAAACTTATAATTTTGATTTGACTAAGTGGTGATACGTTTTGTATTTCACCTTTAACATCAATCAAACCCCAATCTTTCAATAGACTAGCAATTCTGTTTCTTCTTCCTATATCGTTATCTGTGAGATTTGTTTCTTTACCATCAAGTGCAAATAGTTCTTTGAAATGTACTATGTAATACTTACCTTGTTTGTGAAGAATATGACAAGACTGATATAATTTTTTTTCTTTTCTTGAAGCCACACCGATTCTAGATAGTGTCTCTCTAACCTTTAAAAAATCATCAGGTTCTTTTAGAGTAACTTCAAGCATATCATCTTTGTTAAAATTAACGTTTTCCATGTTGTCCGCCTTTATTCAATTTTTCCTTTATCGTTTTTATTTGTTCATCGTTAAGTATGCTTAGAGCAGACTTTGATTTTTCATTACTATAACCATAATACTCTTTTACATACTCTATATCTTTAGATTTGCTTGACTTCATCCACGGTGCAAATCTCTTACGAGTCCTTAAACTATTTAGTAAGAAATCATATTGTAGTTTGTTATCTAAATGATGTAATCTGTTCATTTCATTTACTAACATAATAGTATCACCGAATGGTGATAAACACTTATTAACAATATATGCAGGGTACTTTTTTTCCCACATAACATCATCTGTTTCCATTAAATTATTTTTTTGATAATTAATAGAGTTCAAATATTCTTTCAATTCATACATTACGAACACTCCATTTATAATATTCTATAAGATGAGTTAAAGTATCCATAAACTTTATATCATCTTTACTTGGTTCTATCTCTTTCATATTTTTTAAAGCATCATCTATTGATGATTGCCAAGTATTACCTAAAATGTGACGTTCACTTCCTTCTCTATCTAAAAATGCAGCCTCACTATAATAATACAAATCACCATTTGGATCAAGATATATTTTAGTTTGTGGTGATTGTTTTTTGTCTAAATGTAAAAAATCACATTTAATTAATTTACTTTTTCTTCCTCTTAGTAAATCGTACATTGCATATCCATAATGAACTTTAACACCACGTTCTTTTGATACATTATCAAATTCATTTAGGATATCTTGAAACTTATTTCTATCATTTATCTCATACTGAAAAGAGAAATCTTCTCTTAAACTTAGTTCTTCTACTCCACCTATGTCATCAATGTAATCTAAAATTTTTAAAAGTTTTTCAACGTTCTTTGGTAATACAACATAATTTAATTTAACTTTTCTATCTAATAATTTTAAATTATTTTTTACTATTCTATAACCTTTTTCATTTCTAGACGTTGCAGTATATTCTTCTTCATCAATACCATATAAGGATATTCTTAAAGAATCTAAGTTTACGACATATTCATTTTTTTTAATATAGTTTTGTGTCAACATAAAACCATTTGTTATCATTCTTGACTTCATACCCACATCATATAAATCTTTACATATTTGATTTAGATAAGGACTTGTCATGGGTTCAAGTCCACCCCCAATGTTAATTTGTGCTCTTCCTTTATTCTGATAAATTACATCTTTATAAACTTGATAATGTTTTTCCTCTTTTATGAACTTCGCATCATAGTTTCTACCACAGAATGTGCATTCATACATACAAGATAAACCCGGCACAAAAACTATTGTGTGTGGATAATGATACTCTCCTTTTATAGCTGCATCCATGTGTGATCCAAATTCTCTAATGGACTGTATCTGCTCTGTTGAAAAATTCTCTAACAAACTTCGCTCCGTTCATATCAAAACTTATTGGTTTTTTATTAATCACTTTATATATTGTATCTGTTAATGAATCAATTGTAACATCGTCAATTAATAATACTTTCCCACCACCTATCTCTTCATATCTTTTTGCTCTATAGTGTTCCTCTTTATCAATGATTACACCATTATTATCATATACATCATTTGATGTTAATTCATTTGGAATCATGATTGTGGGTGTATGTGTGACATTCATATCTATAAATGACATTGCACCAAACTGATTTATTGATAATTCGTGTGATGCAAGTAAAATTCTATAACCATTTGTATCTGGTCTTGGAACAATATTTACATTTTCTTTTTGTAGTCTATTTAATAAATTACTTGATGTTTTATCACCAACTATGAAAGTCCAATCACCACCTATTCTATTTTTAACATCTAGTGCAACATTATAATATTTTTCAACATGTGGATACCAATCACCACCAGATACTAAATATCCATTTCTGTGTGTATTATATTTAATTGGTTTGGTAACATAAGATGAACTAATTAAAGGTACATCTATGATTTGATTATGAATAAATTCTTTTGGATTTATAAAGTTATCATCAGTATGAAAAATTATACCGTTGTAATACTCATTAAGAATATCACTATGAAACCAATTTTCGCTTGGTCTAATCCATGGTATATCTCTTTCCAAAGAATAAATTTGTTTATCCTTTGCATGATCTAAAATATCCATAATACCTTTATGACGATTTAAACTTTTATTAAAATGTGAATGCCAACTATATCTACCAAATGGAAATCCTTCAGTAACAATTATGTCTGGGTTATATTCAATGTATTTAACAAACATATCATTATGAAATTTATCAAAAAATTCTGTATCGTTTGCAAATACTGGTTTAGTTAAAATTAAACTATCATTTATATGATCACAAAATGTTTTTACTCTATTGATATGACCATAACCTGTAATACTTTGTACTAAGAAAAGTGTTTTCATATTAAATCATATAATCTGTAACAGGTGTATACCAATCCCAATTTTTTTCTATTGGTTTTTTATCTTTTACTTTTTCAAAATTGTTTAGTCCTAACTCTGCTTTATCAGATGTCATATAATAATGATAACCCATACCAAGTTTTTGTTCATAGTATGGTGTATCGCTTCTATCTCTACCATCATAAACTAATTTAATTAAATCATCGTATTTATTTTTATCATCTAATAAAATTATACCACCTCTATCTGTAGATAAATGTTTTCTTTTAAAAAAACTTAAACACATCAAAGTGCCTGACACATAACCATTTCTTTTCCAATAAACAGCCGCATCAATTACTTTATTAGTTAAGTGATGATACCCAATCCATTTTTCATCAGTGAATTCATATTTCCAACCATTTTTTATTATCATATATGGCACTGAAACATAAGTATGTTTAGGTATCTTTATATTTGCATAGTCTGTAATTCTAATAGAGAGTTCTAGTGCATTCGTACAACAATCAGTGGCGACTGCATATGGAGCACCAAAAAAATTTGCAATTGTTTTTTCAAACTTATCTACTGATTCATATTCTTTGTTCATTTAAATTTTACCTGAGACATAAGTTCAGTCATACATGCTAAAAGATTAATCTCTTGATCAGCAACAAATGCCGATTTATATTGATAATCACCAAGTATCACGACTGCATGTGGTATTGTCGAATGATCAATAGTATCATACAATGAATCATAGATTGATCTGATTATTCTACTAGAGTCATTATCAAGATTATTTACAATCCATTTACGAACATTTGTAAACTCTTTGTTCTTGATAAATGACATCAACTCTTTTATGTTTTCATTACTAATATTAATTAAAATACCTGCATCTATTTGACCAGAAGCCGAATATCTTTGTAACTCATTTAAAACTCTACGCCAATCGGGAAAATGTGCAGTGATTAATTCTGCAACGGCAGGTGGATTGAATGATATCTTTTCATCTTTTAATATATCAAGAACTCTTTTATAAAATTGATCTGCAAGTTTTACTCTCTCACCATTCCTTATAGTAAAATCAATATTAGAACATCTTGATTGTAAAGGATCAATCAATCTATTTTTGTAATTACAAGTAAGAATGAAACCACAGTTTTTGTGAAACTCTTCCATGAAACCACGAAGAGCAGGTTGTGTTGATTGTGGATTTAAATAATCTGCCTCATCTAGAATAATATATTTTCTACCGCCTTCTAGAGATACAGTTGATGCAAAGTTTTTTATCTTTGTTCTTAGAACATCAATACCAGATTCTTCAGATCCGTTTATCATCATCCAAGTAGAACCAATCTGTTCAACCATTGCTTTTGCAATCGTTGTTTTGCCAGTTCCAGCAGAACCTGATAATATTAGATTAGGAATATGTTTGTCTTTGACAAACTCTTGAAATGTATCTTTTAGTTTCTTAGGTAAAATACAATCTTTAACAGTTTTTGGTCGATACTTCTCAACCCACAGAAATGTATCCATACTTAAACCTCATAAGTTGATTCAGGTTCAAGTGCAATCCAATATTCTACGTTATCTGTTTTAGATTTGAAATGACTTATATTTTTAGATGAGATAGACACATCATAAGAACCAGGTAATAGTTTCAAGTTTTCTACTTTAAAATAGAATTGAAACTTAGCGCCTTGTGAAGATTGATTTATTTCTAATGAAAAATTATTTGCAGTATCATTTTTTTTATCTTTAACAGTAAGAAAACTACCACTATCATTTTTTTCAAATACTAAATCGGGTGCTTGTATTACAGATGCAGCCTTTTTAAGTTGATTTAAATCATCACTTGTTAGTTCAAAAGTAACATCAACTGATGGCATTGTAATCATTTTACTTGGTGTTGTAATTACAGACGGATCAGAGTAAAAGTATTTTAATTTTTGACCTTTACTATTCTCCTCTTTAATTAATAAATTATTGTCTTCAAAATCAATTACAGGTTGTTTAAATAAACTTGTTGATGATAAGAATTCATTCAAATCGTAAATAGCAATTTGTTTTGGAAAGGTTTCCTCGACACTTGCTTTTGCCACAATGTTTTTCATTGCAGACATTGTTGTTATTGTACTACCTTCTTTAATCATAAGATTCTGATTAATTGTTGCGAAGTTTTTTAGTACATTTAAAGTTCCACTATTCAGTTTCATTATTTAACTCCATATCAAGATTGTATAGTGCAATCATACTATAATGCAAGATTTTAAGCAAGTCATTTCTATTCTTACCATTCTTTTTTCCAAACCTTTGAGCGTATTTCATAATGTTACCAATACAAAATCCCTCACCATGCCCACTGTCTAAAATAAATTGTGTTGATTGAAACTTATTTTTTGAATAGTGTTGTTTGTAAGTATCTAAAATATAATCTTGCAATTCTTTTAAATACTTATCTTCATTGTATGTATATACTTTTTTATCTACAATATCTTTATATGTAAACTCACTCATTATCTTGTGCGATATACTTTCCGTTTACTTCCATGTAATCTTTTACATTGTCTTCAATTATTTTAACATAACTTGGATATACAAGTAATATACCTCTTTCACTTTTTACTTTTTCAAAAGTATCAGGTCTTAATGGGTGTTCATCATACTTATCACCCCACTGAAATACTGTTTCACCCTTATCATCAAAAGTCATTCTCATTTGAAATACTGAGCCATCTGTGATTGTTATATCTTGTAGTGGTGTATTATTTTCGTATAAATTAAAATCAATAATTGGTATCGCATCATGTTGATAATTATGTTTGATAAATGATTTAGCAATTGTGTGTAATACGTTTGCTAAATTTGTTTTGATATCTTCATTGCCGGGTTGAAACATGACACCTCTATTTTCCCATATCTCATTGACAATAGGTTCAGGTATTTCTACACGCATGAAGTGAGCGGCAATCTTATTTCTTTGTGCTATTTTTAAACCTGCATTAGTATCATCATGTTCTTTATTTGTTTCTGAAATTGTTGTAAGTTTATTAGATTCCTCTTCGTTTAAAGTTGCTTGACCGCCGTCCTTTAAACCGCCAGGTTGTAAATCAAATACTTTTGCCATAATAAATCTCCTTGTTAATAATATAAACTAAAAAGGGGGTTATTGTCAACCCCCTTTATTAAAAAAACTATTTAATTTCAATAGTCTTAGGTTTTTTACCCTCAGGCAATATCTTTTCTAATTCAATTGTTAAAAGACCATCTTTTAACCCTGCGCCATTTACGATCACATCGTCTGCAATTGTAAATGATTTTTTAAAGTATCGTTTAGAAATACCCTTATGGATAAAGTTTTCATCTTCGGTTTCTTTTTCTTTTTTACTTTCGATTGTGAGAGTATTATCTGCATAATCGACTTGTATATCGTTTTTGCTAAATCCAGCAACCGCTAATTCCACATTATATTTGTAGTCATCAATTTTTACTATATCATATGGTGGATACGTGCTACTGAAATTATTTGATGTTGATAAAGTTTCGAAAGTGTTAAAGACATCATCGAAACCAATTGTGAAAGGCCTAAGCCTGTTTAAGAATGTAATATCATTCATAGTTTTCTCCTTTTTAAGCAAGTTATATTGAACACCCTTTCGGCATGTTCCGTATATTTATATGGGAATTAAATTTCAAAAGTCAACCCCCAAAGTTTTTTTGGCGGGAGCGAAGGGGTTCGAACCCTCGACCTCCTGCGTGACAGGCAGGCGTTCTAACCAAACTGAACTACACCCCCTACAAAACTTTTTTTTATTCTTCATCGACCACTTCGTCTTGTTCGACTTCATTCTCTACGGCAGGAGCAGATACATCCACTCCAGCATCAATCTTTGAATAAAGATTTAAGAATGACTCTTTGGTGTCATCATCAAATCTTGCAACACAAAGGTCAATCGCTTTCACTTTGTCTTTGAAGATTGAATATGCCTTGACAACGTGATCAAGTCTTCTGGTAGAGATGATCTCATCAACTCCACCTTCGTAAAAGGTTTTTCTAATAACCTCTGCCCAAGTCACTAAGTTATCTGCAAACTTCTCATCGACTTTGCCATACTTGTTCATAGAACCGATGACAATCTTTCCCTCGACTCTTTTGTCTGCATAAGGTTGTTCGATAGTGATTGCAAATCTTTCTAGAAATGCTTCGTTAAGAACATTTGTTCCGATAAATCTACCGTCTTCAGAACCTTTACCTTTAGTGTTGGCAGTCGCCATCACATTGAATCCTTGTTTAGGTGTCACCCACTTGTTTACTTTTTTAAGATAAACACCCTTGCCTTCTAAGACAGGTTGTAAACACATAAGTTTATTTGAACCTAAGTCACACTCATCAAGTAAAAGAGTACAACCTCTTTCCATTGCATCGATAACAGGCCCAGGTACAAACTTTGTCTCACCGTTAACGAGTCTGAAACCACCGAGTAAATCGTCTTCGTCTGTTTCAATAGTGATGTTAACTCTGATTAGTTCTTTTTTTAACTCTGCATGAATCTGTTCGATCATCAAAGTTTTACCGTTACCAGATAGACCAGTAACAAATACTGGGTAGAACATACCAGATTTAGAAATCTGTTTGATAGTATTGTAATGACCCCAAGGAACAAAACCTTCGAACTTTGAAGGAACTAAGTTTTGAACTTCGAATGCATTAGCAATTAAATTTACTGAAGTCTGTTCAGGTGTCTGAACAGGTTGAATAGGTTTACTCACAACTTGAGTAACCTCTGATTCTTCGGTAGGTAACTGATACTTACCATGACCACATTTGTACTGTGGTTTCTTTAACCAAGAAGGATTGTTAAATCCATTCTTAGATGCGAACTCATTAATCTCAAATCTAGAGACTACGGCACCTTCGCCATATTCTTTAGACATCGCATTAACGAACTCTTGTTTTTTAGGTGTTAACATAATATATACCTCTCTTTTTCAACATCTAATTATATAATATCAGGTAATCTGATATATTGTCAAGGCCTAATTTAGGCAACTTTTTCAATGAATTTATTCAATAATTGTCTATTCAAAGTCTTTTTCTGAGCAAATTTTAAGAACTCCCTTGCCATTCCAGCCGCTCTTGCACCCTTTTTGAATGTCAATTCTTGTTCTTCATCGGTCTCTCTTGGACCTCTTGGTAATATGTAATACTCATCAAATCCAGCGACTTTTGATATCGCAACTTTCTTCTCTCTTAATTCTTTTTGTACCGCAACAATCTTCTCTTTATCACTATACTCACTTAATCCAAATTTTCTACAAATATCTCTAAGAGGTACTCTACCTTGTTTACCAGTACCCGATACATAGAAACCTGTTATTGAAATATTAGGTAACTGAAGTCTCACAAATTTTAAGAAAGACTCAGTATGATAGTATTCAAGTTTAGTTTGAACTTTAGTATCTGAACACTGAATATATAAGTCTTTACCAAAATCACCATAAGTTAATTGTTTACTGAGTTCTTTGTCACCATTACTCCAAAAATTTGATCTTTGTGAAAATACACTTTCATGATGATGACTCTCACCATCAGTTAGGATAACCATATTTAATTTTTGTACTTTGTGTTTCTCTTGAAATCTTTTAACGACTCTGTATGTAGTTAATAAAGCAGTGTTTAATGGTGTACCACCAAGATTGTATTTTCTAGGAACATAAGTAGAAAATATATGATTTGGGTCATATATATTAGTATCACGTACCCATTCTTTAGTGAAACCTAATAAATTAGTCATCATTGTTTGAGTCTGTTGTTTTGTTTGATCACTTGAAAAGAATTCAAGTAAACGTAAATATTGAAAGTTATGATCACCAACAACTTCGTCTTGAATCTCATTGAGTGAACTTGTATGAATACGATCTGTAAATGCAAGAACTTGATAAGGTATCTTTACTCTCTGACAAAACCAAATTAGATTGAATAACTGTATCAAAGTAAATCTCATGTTATCTGCCATTGAACCAGACCAATCAAGATACATGATCATACCATGATTAGTCGCTCCAGGCAAAGTAGTCATTTTTGCAAATAAGTCTTCGTCAAATTTATAGTTGTGTAATTTAGTCATATCAAGAGAACCAGTCTTGGAAGTAGATGCTCTTTTGTATTGATCAGCAGACTTTTTCATTTCAAACTCTTTGACCATATATTGAACAACTTTTTTGTTATCATTAAAAACTTTTTTATAGTCTTCATGTATTAGAGCATCAAATGCCTCATTATGTTTATTTGTATATGTTTCTATTAAATCGTCAGCAATCTCTTTGTGAGAATAGATTAATTTATTTAAGTTTAATTTTTTAGGTGTTTGAGTATAGATTCTATCTTTTGCATCAGTATCATTGTTTTTGTTCATGGCATCTTGATATGCTTTATCAGTAGATGATTTAAGCTCGCCATCATTTCCTAGACCTGCACCTTGTGATCCTACATTGTTTGAATCATCTTTTGACTCTTCCTCACCACTATCAGACTCAGATGCACCCTCATCAATTTTTTCTTCAGACTCTTCTGAACCCTCTGAACTTTGAACTTGTTCTTGACCTTCACTTGACTCTGATTGATCTGATTGAGATTGACTACCAGTTTCTTCTTGTTCTTGATCGCCTGACTGATCTTGTTGATCATCACCATCTTGATCTTTTTGTTGTTCTTTGTGATACTGAGATAATCTTGCGGCAAGTGATATCACGTCTTCAACACTTTTTAAAGTATCAACTTCGTCAATAAATTTTTGTTCTTCTTCATTTACATTACCAATAAGACCAGTTTTGTAAAAGATATTAATCTTATCAATAATATTTAATTTAGATAAATCTTTATCTTTTAATTTGAAGAAGTCACCTTCTACTAATTCTTTGTAACCTTGTTTGAAATTTTTTACTGAACCAGGGTATTTCTTTTGAAACATTTTCTCAATACGAGCATCCTCTAAAACATTGATAACAGAATGATTAATACCTTGATGAACACCTCTCTCTAATAAATCCATAGGTGTATATAATGCATGACCAACTTCATGACAAACAAACATGTCATAAACATCATTACTAATTTCTTCTTTGAATATAGGTAAAACTAACTCTCTTGTTTCAACATTAAATGAAGCAGTATCTGCTTTTTTGTGAACAACGTTAATATTCTCTTCAGAGAGAAGTCTTGCGATAGTTGATTTTTTAGTCATTGTGGTATTTCCTCATCATCTATATTCATAATGACAGGTCACCCACAGGGTTGTCAAGGGTTAATTAGGTTATTTTCCGTATTTTCGCCATATATCAAAAACCCTAGTATTTTCGGGCGTTTTATCGTTTGGATAGGATTGGCACAAAATGTCGCAGTTGTCAATATCCACGATTTCGCCCCCATTTTCCTTAATATAGTGTTGGATCAGTAGAATATAACTGCCGTCTGTATTTTCGAGACCTTCCTTAAATCCTGTACTTGTAAATGCAATACGTTTTCCTCTATTTAGTATTTTGAGGGCAAGTGTTTCTGCTTGTTTTTCTCTGATCCTCATAGTTTCATTCCACATGTCATATTCCATATTTAACTTTTTTGCAAGAAAACTTAATGCGATATTATCTCTTGGATGACAACTTCCACCATCACCTAACCCAGGTTTCATGTATGCATCACTAATTAATCGCATATTACATTGAGATAGTACACGACATATTAATGATGAATCAGTATTACCCATTTTATCTGAAACATCTTGTATCATATTTACGAAATTAATTTTTTGAGTTATATACGTATTATAAAAAACTTTGATTGATTCTGCTTCTTTAAAATTACAAATTTCTGTTCTTGGATTATTTTCGGCAATCGTTTTGTAAAAATCAATTAACTTATGTGGAATATATTTTGTATAATCTTCTACACCAACTATATACATTTCTGGATTTTTAAAATCCCAACCAACAGTTCCTTGAGCTATAAAAAATGGACTATAACAGTAGTTCGTATTAGTAATAAGTTTTTTAAATTTGTCATCATTAGTAGTCGGTATGACAGTAGATATTAATACAAGTAATTGATCTTTATTCATTATTTCATTACATTGTGTTAATACATCCTCAACAATAGTTGTGTCGAAATCTTTTGGATCTAAATGACTAGTTGGTTGCTCTCCACCGTACATAGGATCATGAGGTGTTGGTACTGCAACAAAAACTATCTCTCTATCAAAAATTGCATCATGTAAATTATTTTTAGTTATGACAGGATCATATCCTGTTACATCATGACCTTTTTCAACACAAACTTGACTACAAGGAAAACCGAGTTTTCCTAAACCAACAAACGCTACTTTCATATTTTCTCCATAATTTCTAATAAATTTTTTTCTGCTCTACTATTAATCAAATTTTTATAATTATATTCTAATATTTCTGTATTGTCAATAATTAATTTTTTTAAATCTAATGTTGATAGATATGCTACCAACTCCACTATTCTATTCATTCTTTTTTGTGGATCTAATATATTATCGTATGATTCATCCCATAAATGAGAAAATGTTTTGTATCCTAAAGATTTCAATTTTTTTAAACTATATGGTTGACCAATTATAATAAATGGCATTTTTAATAATATTGGTTTAAATGTCTTTTCTGATAAAAAAGATAAATCTATATCATTATTAAAAACACTTTCAGTTACGATCCACATACTATTTTCATATGAAAACTCTTCATTGACACTGAACCACCAATTAGTATTTTGATCATCAGTATCATATCTTAATTTTAAATTATCACTCCATATTGACGCATTAAAATGATTGAGTAAGTTTCTGTCTTTCATAGCATTCATAAAATCTACTCTATGTTTTCTGGTTATTCTATTTAAACACAAAAATTTTTTTTCATGTTTTTTCTTTGATATATCAATCTCATTATGTTGTAATGATCTTATAGCAGTTTCAAAATATTCCCAATAAATATATTTGACATTGACTGTATTACCCAAATGATTACTATTAACCACAAAAACATTATTTAAATCAATATCATTTTTCCAAAGATTTTCAATTAACTTTTTTTCAGTTCTTTGCATATAATCTATTTCACGACAACTTGATATGAATAGATATTCATCATCTTCTAATTTAATATTAATATCTATTTTTTTATTTAAGAAAACTTCTAAATTATCTTCTAATGTAAACCAAACTATTTTTTTACTTTTATATTTTTGAAATAATTTTTCTACATTAACATGTTCATCTATCTCACTAATAAATTTCATTGTAAATAAGTTCCATTATATATTTTTGAGACTTTTCATTTGGATGTACATCAATGTGATTAATAGGCATAAACTGATTTTTTCGTTTTAAAACATCCATTAATGTATACCCTCCTATTCTTTTTATACCGGGCCATCCATAAAATATTTTACCATTTAATTCAAGAGTAATATTATTATCCAACATCTCACTTATAGACTTAAATTTTAATGCTTCTAATTCAAATTCATTATTATAATAATTATTAATACAATTTAACATTTGAAACATTCTTAGTTCAATATTTTTTTGTTTGCAAACAGCATACATAGAATAAAAAAAATGTAGATTTTTTCTAATAACATTTTCAATGTTTGGATAATCGTTATTGAAACATTCATTATACCATTGATTTAGTTTTGCATAATCATACACTCTTGCTTTTGTGTGTTCATCTTTCATATCTTTTATTTTTGGAACGATACTTTTCCATGTATTACCTACCATAAAATCTTGTCTTGTCCATTCTGTCCATGATATTATTACACGATCAATCTTTTTTTCATCATGTTTAAATATTTCATTCATGACAGAATGATAGATTCTTTCATTACCACTACCACATTTCGCAGTATTAATGACATCTGTATTTAATTTTTCAGATAATAATTCTGGCCACATTTTAAAATCCATTGGATTAGGTATCGCACTTTTTGGCATATTCTTATCTGTGAAACTACAACCACCCACTATAATCATTAAAATACCTTTACTTTGTACTTACTTTCAAATTCTTGTGCATCTTCTATTGTATTAACAATAGGTTGACCTTTAATATTCAAAGATGTGTTTAATAACATAGGACATCCTGTTTTTTCATACCATTCTTCTAGAATAGCACGACATACAGACGGGTTTCTCTTTTCTACGACTTGTACCCTTGCAGAACCATCAACATGAGTCACAGCATCATAATCATGCAATGCTTTCGATACAAATTGCATATATCTATTCTTTCTACCTTTAAAATAATCATCAAAGTGTTCCTCTAATATCATAGGTGCAAAAGGACGAAACTTTTGTCTTCTTTTAATTTGATTGATAGTATCTTTTACAGGATATCTAGGATCAGCAATTAGTGAACGATTTCCTAATGCTCTTGGTCCAAACTCAGCACGTCCATTTGCAACACCACAATATTTGTGTTCTAATAAATGTCTAACGACTTCTTTTGGATTTATAGTTCTACTAATATTATGACCCAGATATGGATGTTTCCAATTTAATCTTACCTTGTTGATCAATGCAGCCGCACCAAGAGAAGAACCTGCATCACCTGGCGATGGCATTATCCATATATCATAATGATCTGGTATCTTACTATTTGCAACACAATTTAAAGCACATCCACCCATTAATATCAAATTATTTTTCGTTGTGTATTTCAATAGTTCTAAAAGTTTTGTTTCATAAAGATTTTGAACGGATGCAGCCAAATCTTCATCACGTGCATTTGGTAGTAAATTTCCTACACCCCAATGATTGTTCTTATATAAAAGATGTTCTAAATCATATTTGGGTTCGCCATATGCAGCCATTCCCATTGTGATATACTCATCCTCGTTTGGTTTCAAACCAAGTCTGTGCGTAATTGCTGAATATAATAATCCTAATGAATATGGATATTTAAATGATTTAATTTTTTTCATATTATCCCATATCGTAACAGTATCCCATTCACCGATTGCGTCAACAACAATAATATTACAATCATGAAATGGTGCAGTAAAATAACCTGCCGCAGCATGTGATTGATGATGTTTAAAATAGTAATCGTATTTTCTTCTTGGCCGTTCTAATGATTGACCTGCATATAATCTTCTAGTGTTTTTCCAAAATGGTGATTCGTAATATGCAATGTTGTGATAACCTAATTTCATTTGTTTTGGATGAATCCATTTATCACCTTTCTTTCTGCTATATCTTTCACTGTGAGATGCATATTTAATTTCTTGACCATCTAATACAGTTACACCTGCATCATGAAAACCTTCAGATACGCCTACATTAATCATCTTTTTCTATCGTACATTTTCTTTTACATTTGTAATAAGCATCATCATAATTTTCCCATGATTTAGGAAGAGTTTCATCGAACCATTTTGATTTCAATATTTGATCTAATGGTTTATTAAAAATATTATACTCATTTTTATTTTCCATATATTCTTTCATGATGTGTTTATTTTTGTTTTCATTTTCAGTTTTATATAATCTATCATCTTTAGTTATATCATACTTGTAAGCAAGATTACTTAAATAACAACATGGAAACACTTGTCCGTCTGGGTTAACAATAACAACTTCATTATTTTTCCATTCACAACTAATACACTTACTCATTTTCTTAATACCTGCTTCTTTCCATTCTCATCAATAAATTCAAAATTATCACTTTCAAAAAATCTATTAGAATCAAAATGACGCCAATATTTTGCACCATTGTCCTTTGCAAGATTTTCAATCTCTTTAAGATGTGGTCGATTATGTTCAAAAACAACTGTTTGTGCCATTGGTGTTGACCATGTTTCAGATAATGTTTTCATATTCTTTAATGTTTTTTCTAAATTAGTTTTTCTGCGATAATGACTATGCATATCTTGATCTACACCATCAATATCAAAATACATTTTTAATCTTTTGCCACACAATATACCAAGTTGCCAATAATAATCTTCATCCCTAATAGAACCATTTGTTGTGATTTCTATTCTACAATTACTCTCATCAATAATATATTCACATATGGGATATAAATCTTTGAGCATAAGTGGATCACCCCAAGTTCCACAAAATTGAACTTCATCTAATTTTTCTAATGTTTCTTTTGGAAATGCTTTTTTAAAATCTTCTAATGACCACTGTACAAGTGGTACCCATTCAGCAGTTCCACAACCGTTTGGATTAATTCTGTCGCATTGAGGACAACCTGCATTACAAAAATTAGTTATTGATAAACTAATCTTTCTTATCGGTGTTTTGTTCCACTTCACTTTTATCCTCGTAAATAAATACATCAGTTTTTTCTCTACGTTGAAAATGACTTAAAAAAGTATTCCAATATAACAAAATGTATAATTTTATTCTTTTTAATTTATTTTGTGTCATGATGCTATCCTTGAAAAGTTTTGAATCTTTTCGAATCTAATACTGTTTCTAAATTTGTCTGCTAATTGATCACCTTTGTGACTAATTACAAAAACATTCTCATTATCTAAAGTATTAAGAATACGTAAGAACTCATCTGTTCCTTGACCATCAAGTGAACTATCAAATATTTCATCAAGTATTAATAAGTTTGTATTTGTAGAGTTTTTCATTTTTGCAATTGCTCTCCAAGTAAAAAGTAGTGCAAGGTCTATACGCATCTTTTCACCTTCACTAAATGAGGCATAATTAAATGCATCTCTAAATCTTGATCTAATAGTTTCATTAAAGTTCTCATCTAAATTAAAGTTAACATAAAATTCCATAGACATCAAATACTTATTAATCAATTGATTCATAATTGGTAAGTATTGTTTTATAATTTTAGTTTTTATACCTGCATCATCTAACATATCTCTGGCTGCATGTACATAAACTCTCTCTTCTTTTTTTGTGCTTCTAGTATTCTCAACACCTTTACATTCATTTTTCATATTTGATAATTTATCTATGTCTGTTTCTGATACTGAACCTGACTCAAAAGATGAAATCTCATCATCTAGTTTTTGATTATACTTTTCTAATTCTGTTATTGATGATGACAACTCTGCTCTTCTAACTTCATTCTCACGAACTTTTGTTAGAATATCATTTATTTCATCTAGTCTTACTTCGACATCTTTTAGTTCATCTTTAAGTTTAGTTGCACCATCAACTATATTTTTTATCTTATCTTCTTTATCATGTAACATAGATTGTTTATGAGATGATTCAATATCTTGTAAACATGTAGGACAGTTTTCATTATTCTTAAAAAACTCTGCATCTTTTGTTAATTGTTTATGTTTTTCTATTAATGTTGCTCTAAGATTATTAAACTTTTGTAGTTTACCTTTTATTGTGTCATGATCATCTGTTTGTTTCATCAAGTCAATATTTTCTTCACCTATAAAATCAAACTCTTCAGTTCTCTCATCCAACACACTTTTATTATTTTTATGTGTCATTTGTTTTTCTAATATGATTTGTTCTTTATTTGCTTTCATATCATCTATGTAATTTTGTTGCATTGAAATTTTTTCAACTGCAAGTTCAAACTGATAATCTAGTTCTTTTATTTCATCAGTAAGATCTTTTATTTTTTGTTTTAATAACATACCCATAATAGAAAATATTTTTATATCAAGTATTTCCTCAACAACTTCTCTACGATGAGATGCCTTGAGTTGCATGAAAGGAACAAATGTAGATGATCCTAAAATAACCACTTGTGTAAATGATCTATAATTTAATCTTAATACATTTTGTTCTAAAAACTTTTGATAGTCTCTAGAGTTGGCATCTTGATTTACTAATATACTATCACAATATATTTCAAAAATATTAGGTCTAATACCACGAATAATTTTCCATTCTTTCGTTCCTATACTAAATTCAACTTCAACAACTGTCTCTCTATCATTAATAGAATTAACTAATTGTGATTTACTAATTACACGAAAAGGTTTTCCAAAAAGTGAAAAACATAATGCATCAAGTATTGTTGACTTACCTGCACCATTCTCACCCACAATAAGTGTGGTGGCATTTTTATCTAAAGGTATCTCAGTAAAAGTATTACCTGTTGAAAGAAAGTTTTTCCAACGAACACAATTAAAGTTTATCATAAAAACAATCTCCAAAGACCAATAGTATTCATTATTGTAAACCAAAAAGTTAACACCATAACCCAAGCAGACTTTCTATAGTATGCACCGACAAACCCTGTGGTACTAGCAACAAAGTAAAATGGTAAAAATATATCTGGTCTAGGATCTAAAACTGTATAAGTTAAAATCATACTACCATTAATAACTGCGATTGCACTTATCATCTCAAAGTAAAACGCAAGTTTATGTGACTGATAACTATCAATCCAAAATGCTTTTATTGAATCTATCATAATTCTAAATCTTGGGCCTCGTTATATAATCCTCGCATAATTCTTTTTATTCTATCTTTATCTAATTCTATTTCTAACTCATCTACGTATTTGTTTATTAATGTTGTTGTATCCTCTGCGTATTGAACTATGTCATCTGACACTGTATCGGCAGATAAATCAGAAAAGTCTTCGATTACCTTTACATCATGACAATTTGCTTTCATTAGTCTTTCCATGAATCTATCAAACTGATATAAATCCTTTTTATTTACAATAATAACTTTTACGAATTTGTTACTATATTGTGCGACATCATGATTTTCATATGCCGTCTGTGTGTCATCATAATAGATTTTTTCATGCATTCTAAAAGGGTTTAAAACTCTTGTCAATTCTAAAGTTTCAGTATCAAATATATGAAATCCTTTTGTATCATTATAATCATTCCAATAAATCTCATAAGGAGCACCGAGATAATATATTTGACCATCATCTGATTTGTGATGATAGTGACCAGAAAAAACTGTTTGAAACTTTGAGAACAATCCTTTATCAACACCATGATCACTTACTATACCTTTGTTCATTTGAAAACCTTTTATTTCTAAATGACCCATAACAATACTTGCAGTAGTTTGGTCAATCATACCCTCAGTGTATATTTGATTTTGTGGTGTAATCCAAGGTAAGAATAAAATATCTAATCCACCAATATTAACATCAGTTGGATCTTCATATATTTTTATTTTATCAGATCGACCATCAATAAGTTCTCTTAATGAATTTACATCATTTGTATTTTTAAAAAAAATATCATGATTACCTACAAGACAATGAAAGTCTAACTTCATATGATTTATTGGCAACATAAATCTTTCTCTAAACTCTTTTGCAGTTTTGATAGATACGTATTTTCTTCTATCCATTAGATCGCCTAAGTGAATAACTGTTTTAATATTGTGTTGTTGTAAATAGGGAAAGAAAACTCCCTCGTAAAACTGAAACATATATTCTAGAAAAAAAGAATTATCATTTCTTGCACCAAAGTGCGAATCACATAATATAGCAACTTTCATTAATCGTCCATAAACTCCTCAAGGCCTGATGGTCTCTGTGATTTTTCTTTTTCTTTTGTTTTATATACAGGTTCATCAGGTAGTATTATAGTAGGATCAAATCCATGAATACTATAGTTTGTTGAATCCATAGGTAAAACATCATGTGTGCGGTATTCTTCTTTTTCAATTATCTTATGTTTAATATGTGTTTGTTTTTTCTCTTTTTGTATTCTTCTTATGAATGCAAAGTATATTATTTGTGTGAAATACGCAAAAGGATTATTGGATTTATTAGGGTCAAAATTGTAAACATATTGTAAACAATTTTCTATTCCGTCTGAAATCATTTCATCTCGATAAGTATAATTTATGAAGTTAGGTCTAAACGATAAACCATTCGCAATCTTTAAAAAACACTCACCAACGTAATCTGGTACTGGTGGCATATTATCGCCAACTGCTTCTGCATCCTTACACATTTTTTTAAACTTTTTCATTTCTTCTAAAAGTTTTTTATTATCTACATAATGTTGTGGATTTTTTTTGGTTTTTGCCATGTCATAATCTATCACTTTATGGGATAAAAGTCAACAAAAAAATATTTTTAGTGTAGGATTTTTTTCTTAACAGATTTTAAAGGTTCTAAAGCCTCTAGGTATTTTTTAACTTCTTCTTCGTCAAAGTCTTCACCCAACTCATTATAATCTCTTGCTTCCCAATCGTGAATTTTAAGTTCTTGTTTTTCGCCTTGTTCAAGTTGTCTGTAGTAAAAAGTTTTTAAACCTTCAGATGCAGACATGATAGTTGTAATTGAATCTTTTCTTACTTTACATATTTTTTGTTCAGTGTAAGGATACAACCATCTTGATAATGTTAAAGACTCAACAATACCTCGTTTAGTTGCTCTAGGAATTGTTAACATTTTCATTGGATTTTCTATTGATATATAATCACCAACGTCTTTAACAACGTTACATATTACTTCTTCGCCTGAATTAAATTTTATTATTTGTTGTGACATATGTTTACCTTATCTATTTTACAATAAATACAGCGTATCTATTTTATATGTAAAACTTTCCTCGTTGTATATATTTATTCTTTCCTCAAAGTGTAATAGTGTGTAATTCTTCTTTCCTTTATATGATAAATCATCGCAGATATCATAAATTAAAACGGAATCTTTACTTGTGGACTTACGCAACCCACGGCCAATTGATTGGAGCACACGTATTCTGCTTTTACTTGGACTTGCGAACACGATGTTATTAAGATTAGGAATATTAATACCAGTAGAGAAAGTACCATATGATGCAATAATGATTGAATTATTTGAATTGTTAACAAGTTCTCTAACCTTCTCTCTATCTTCAGCACTTGTGCCTCCATGTACATAATGAGTATTATCACCTTTCATCATATCGTATAATACATTACCATGTTTTTCGACTAACTGAAATAGACATAGAGTGTTGCCTTTCAATTTTTTACATAAATTAGTGATAAAATTATTTCTTTTATTGTGACTAACAAGAAAATTTATTTCTTCAGAATATTTATGATCCTTTACTTGTTTACTTTCATTCTCGTTGTATTTAAGAACGATACAATTTGCATTCAGTTGTGCCAATGTTTTTTTATCCATAAGTTCTTTTGTAGAGATAACTTTTTCTACTTTTCCAAACAAACCTTCTAATACTAATCTATGTGTTTGTGTTCCGTCAAGTGTTCCTGTAAATCCAAAACGATAAGGACAATCTTCTAATTTTTCCATAATGTTAGTTAATGACTTTGCTTTAAATGTATGTGCTTCATCACCAAAGATACACTCATATTGATCAAAATATTTTTTATTAAGTTTATATAAAGATTGCCAAGTTGATATAACCACAGATTTATCTGTTTGTTTATCATGACCAGAGTAAATTTTATGTATGTTACTTTCAGTCCAACCGTATGAAATAAAATCATTTGTCATTTGTTCTACAAGTGAAGTTGTCGGTACTAATATCAATATTTTTTTATTCATCATTCTATAGTAACGCACTAAACAATATATGATATATGATTTACCTGACGCAGTAGGTGATAACAATAATCCTCTTGATTTTTCTATTGCTGTGCATATTGCATTGAATTGATAATCTCTGGCATCAAAAGGTATTTTTAATGATTTAATAAATCCCTCAACATCTTTTGGATCTATAGATTTATTATCTTTTACATTATCATGTAGAATATATTTTAATTCATTGTTTTTAAAAAAGTCCTCTAGATAAGATAATAAACCAACATAAATTTTATTTGTTTTTTGAGAGAATAAACGAATTTTGCCATCCCATATTCTATTACGATATGCCGGCATAAATTTAGCACCTGGCACTTCAAACTCAAAAAAGGAACTTAGTTCTTTTGAGACATGTGGTTCACATTCAACTTGTAAATGAACATCATTTATTTTGTGAACAAATATTATATTTTTATTTCTATCTTGTCTTAACTTCCATTGTATCCAATCGCCGTATCTTGCAGGTTCTTTTTTGTCTAACATTATTAAACCATTCCAGCTTCAAACTTTTTCCATTCAATAGCATTTTTAATATCCCACCCTCTTGCCTGTACTGACTTTAGTACATGATCAATATATTTTGTTGTTGTCTCTAAATATATAATTTTATTTTCTGCATCAATAATATCTTTATCAGACTCTATGTAAATATGTAAATCATTTTTTAATACTTTAAGATCAAATGGTTTAGTTACATAAATTTTTGCGTCTGCTTTACCGCCATAGTATTCCCACTTTTCTTTATATAAAACTTTATATTCACCTTTTGCCTTTGCAAGTAAAAAATCAAAGTTAGTTTTGTAATCAATAAACTTTGCATACAATTCTTGATTTCTTAAAGACTCTGTGTCTAAGTGATCTTTATCTACGGGTAATTCTTTGTAAACGATTTGTTTTAATTCATCTAAGGTCATAATAAGTATCCTAACATAATATTAACTAAAAGTCAATTATAATGTGATTATTTCGTAATATTTATATGTAAATTCTGATGTTGCTTTTATGTAAGTAACATCTGTTTCTTCTTGTGTAAACTCTAACGCTGATAATGTTGTTGGGTATAAATCTTCAAATCTTACTTCAACTAAAGGATTATTTTTATTTGAAAGTATTGTTAATGTTGCATCTGAAAACATTGGGTTAGCAGGTGTTTGTAGTTGTACTTTACCGATATCGTTAGTAGTATCTTTTCTTGTAACGTTTGATGTGTTTGATGTTGTACTTCTATGTGTTGCGAATTGTTGTCTTGACTTAGGAAATCCAATCGCTAATAACCAGTTATGTAATTCAATATAATTTTCTAAGTTTTCTGACACTTGAAACCCTATTGTTAGATTATCAAATGTTAGTTCGTCACCCTGTACAGGTATTGGTTTAAATGGTGTAGGAAATATTGTTTCCCCTAAACTAATACCAGGTAGATTACAATTAGTTACAAAAAACTCAACTTTAGGTATTTGAGTTATTGTAAATTTAAACTGTGTAGGACTTACGTAGTCCATTGTTGTTGGTTGTCTTGAAACTGTCGCCATGATATTATTTAGTAGAAATAAAAAAGGGGGCCGAAGCCCCCTCTAATTTTTGTTGTAATCGAGATTACATTAAGTTTGCAACTTTAACTCTTCTGTAATACTTGTTAGTATTTGCAACGATTGTGATCGCTCCATCTTCACCTGCGGCTCTTTGACCTAGGTGGAATGGGTTTGCAGCGATACCGTATCGAGTTTTAAAGCCAATCTTTGGTTGGAATGTGTTCTCACCAACTGCTCTCACCATTTGTAGTGGAACATATGGGCAATAGAACATACCAGCATCATAAGGTGATGTACCTTTGTAACCAACAATGTAGTATTGTGAAGCAGATACGTTTGCAGCATATGGATCTACATATACTCTGTATCTACCGTTTAATACACCAGCGAAAGTTGTTGATGTATCATCTACGTTTAAGTTAGTTGATAATGCAGGTGTGTAATCAAGAACACCAGCCATTTGAAGTGCAGAAGCAACATCAGCAGATGTGATGATGATGTTTCCTTTACCTCTACGTGTCTCTTGACCGATTGCGTTTGCATCTCTCTCAAGTCCAAATAAAAGTCCTTTGAACTTTTCTACAGACCAACGACCGTTTGAGTCTGTGTCTAAGTCAAAGATACCTGCATTTGTTGTATTAACTTGAGCACCTTTTACAGCTGATACATAGATGTTTCTTATAACTTCTCTGTTAATCTCTGTTAAGATTTCTGCTGATAAGATGTTTGCAAGCTCAGTTTCAGCGTCTAAACCATGGATTGCTTTAAGATCTTGTGCAAGTTCCATTGTGTACTCTGCTTTTAGAGCTCTTGATACTGCTGTTACAGTATGTTTCTCGATTGAGAATGCCATTTCTGCGAAAGCGTCAGCTGTAGTATCACCTAAAGCTTCTGCCTGTGCAGTTGTTTGACCAGTAGCAGATGTGTAAGTTCCAGCAGGTGAATCGTTAAGAACAGCAGGGTTAGTACCTGACTGATCACCGGCACCTGTGTCGCCTGCAGCGTCTTGGTTAGAAAGAAATGGAATTTCTTCATCAAATAACGCTTGTGCGCCTGCTTGTGATTTTGCTCTTGCTCTCATTGCAAAGATAAGACCTGTTGGGCCAGTCATTGGCTGAACACCACAGACATCGTATGCAATAAGGTTTGGCATTGATTGTCTTACTAATGAAATTAGGATTGGGTCCCAATTGTCAATTGAAGAACCAGTTGCGTTTGTTGGTGCAGCTTCACCTAAGAACGCTCTGTCTTCTCTTAACGCTTTTTCTTGGTTTTCCAAGATGACAGTAGTAACAGCTCGTCTGTAGGCATCATCGATCTTTGGTAATTCGGGATGCTCAAGGACTGGCTGCCACTTCTCTTGTAAGTTTTGTGTTTGAAACATTTGTCTCTCCTCTTATATCTTACTATTTATTATTTCGCACTCTTGACTGTTCTGCCAATTGCAGACATATAGGCTGCAATTGAACTGTCTTCGTTCAAGTCCTCTACAGCGGTGCCAGTTTCTACTTCATCATGTGTTTCGGTTTGAACCTTCTGTTTTGGGAAGTAGGATTCTTTAAGTGTATTTAACTTTTCAGTGTAAACACCCTCTTCAGTGTATTCTACGTCTTGAGCAAGAGACTCAAATTTTTCAATTTCTGTATCGGTTAAATCAGATGTAACATCTTTAATAACCTTTTCCTTGATTAGTGATCCGTTAGATTTTTTAGATTCAACAACTTCTTGAATTGTTTTTTCTAACTTTTCTTCTAATTTAGAAATTTTATCAGCTTGTGCCTCAAGTACATCGTACTTTTCGTCAGGCACATCGATGTAATGATCTTCAAACAATGTTTTTAGACCTGAGATGAAATCTTCAGCGATTTCGCCTTTGAGACCACGCTCAAGAGCAAGTTCGTTTTCTTTCATCCACTCTTCAACCACATAGTTTAAGTAGTTGTCAACTTTGTTTGTTAGTGTTTCATGTACATCAGCAACTTCAGTTCTTAATTCTGACTGATACTCTTCTTCTAATCTTTTGATCTCTTCTCTGATCTTAGATTTTACAGCAGTTTCAAAAATTGTTGCAGCTTTAACTTTAAATTCTTCTGAAAGATTGCTATCAGATGATAGTAATGCGTCAACGTGTTCTTTAACGTTTACAGATGCTAGTCTTTCTTCTGTTTTT